TTTTAAACATAACCCGCGAGGAGATTGCCCGTGATACAGTTACTCAAGCAGAAGTTCAACGAATTACTGACCACATTGACCAACGCTTTAACAAGCTTGAAGCAAAAATTGACCAGCTTATTCAAGCAGGGAAATGATGCCAAGTAGCTTATTTTCTTTGTGGGTGTATACGTTGATAACACGTTGTACACAAACCGTGGGAAAGATGTCTTTTTTCTTGCGTTCCACATTGCGTACAGCAGATAAAATGACGCGACCATTGGGTAATACTGTGCGTTTCTCGGTGTTCTTTTGGGGTTACCAAAACAAGATTTTCCAGTCGGTTATCTTGAGTGTTTCCATTTTTATGATGTACATGAATACCTTTTGGAGCAGTAGTAAGAACCCGATGCTCGTATTCCCATTTGTTTGGTTCGGCAATTTTTATTCGTATGTAGATACAACCATCACTTGCTTTGTGAAGACGTTTACTTCCCACGGGAAGTTGTACCCGAATTTGATTTATAACTCTTTGCTTAGTTGCTTTGACTTCATCGGTCATTGCTTTATTTGTACAGTTTGGGCAGCGCGGAGCGTAGTGATAGGCATTGCGGTCAATGCGTTTTTTACCGACAATAGGAACATTGCAAAAAGGACATGGTTTAGTAAAAAGTCTTTTCATACCCATATTGTATGCCAAGCATAAAAGGAAATCAAGTGCCTTCTAAATCAATCAAACAACACAATTTCATGGCTGCGATAGCCAATTCGCCATCGTTTGCTAAGAAAGTAGGAATCCCGCAGTCCGTGGGAAAAGACTTTAACGAGGCCGATAAAGGCCGTAAATTTTCTAAAGGTGGTGATACTATGGCTTCTAAAATGAACCCCGGCTTCATGGCAATGATGGCTAAGAAAAAAGACGGTAAGGCCGAAGGCGGTAAAGCTGACATGAAACAAGACAAATCAATGATGCAGAAGGCCGTCAACAAACACGAAGGCCGTTTACACAAAGGTGCGGCTATGACTAAATTGGCTAAGGGTGGATTCACTAAATCTGCTAACGGCGTAGCCCAGCGCGGTTTAACCAAAGGCAAGCAAGTCACCATGAAGAAAGGTGGGATGTGCTAAATGAAATATCCTGACTCCACACCTGTGGATGAGCCTGTAGCAAAGCCAAAGCAAGCTACTAGCGCACCAAAAAAGGCAAAACCCAAGATGTATCCTGACTCAGTCCCAGTGGATGAGCCAGTGCGTATGGCTAAGGGTGGCTCCGCTTCTTCTCGTGCAGATGGTATTGCTCAACGTGGTAAAACCCGTGGAAAGATGTGCTAATGGCTACTAGATGGGACAATCTACCCGGTCTTAGAGACGACGTTGTAAAACGTAGCGCTGAAGACGTTGGCAAAGCCAAAAAAGCTGCGAACATAAATTCATCTGACCTAAAGGGTGGAGCACGTCGATCAGTAATAGAAGCCGGAGGCCGTGCTGTAAACAGAAACATTGGTCGTGCTGGTGCTGCTGGTGCTGCTTTAGAAGCTGGATATGGCCTTGGTCGTGCAATTGACGAAAAGACCGGGGCAGGTAAACAAATTGTTGATAAGTCTGGTCTAGGTGATTTAGCCGAGCGCGTTGCCAATAGCCGTGACAAAGTAGAACTTTCGGAAGACGCTAAGAAGCGTATTGCTAGGGGCGATCTAGACTCTGAAGAGGTTATCCCCTCTAAGAAAAAGAAATCTTCTGGCGGTAAAAATATGTCTATTGAAGGCAAAATGTACGCCGGTCGCAACCCGGAAATCGATGATGACACGCGGGAATCTGCTGGTGGATACAAACGTGGTGGTAAAGTTGTTTCCAAAGCATCAAGCCGTGCTGATGGTATTGCACAGCGCGGTAAAACCAAAGGTAGATATATATGATGTCTAGTCGCGGTATGGGTGATATCAACCCCTCCAAAATGCCTTCAGCCGTAAAGAAGGCTCGCCGGGATGATACTGCGTTTACACAGTATGCAGAAGGCGGTAAAGTGGGTTTGTACGCGAACATTCATGCCAAAAGAGCGCGTGGAGAAAAAATGCGTAAGCCGGGAGCTAAAGGTGCTCCTACTAACGCAGCTTTCTTGCAAGCCGCTAAAACGGCAAGGAAATAACAATGGCAACCTCTGGAACCACATCATTCAATTTAGAACTCACAGAAATTGTTGAGGAAGCATTTGAACGTGCTGGTTCCGAGCTTCGTTCCGGTTATGACCTAAAGACAGCTAGACGAAGTTTGAATCTTCTATTTGCAGACTGGTCTAATCGTGGTGTCAACATGTGGACGTTTGAACAAGGCACGATCACGCTAATACCCGGCGTTAGCACATATGCGCTACCTGACGACACCGTAGACCTTTTAGAGCATCTTATACGCACAGGCGCTAACTCCGTGGCGACTCAGGCTGATCTAACAATCACCCGGATTAGTGTTTCTACCTATGCAACCATTCCAAACAAGCTGCAACAGGCTCGCCCGATCCAGATTTGGATCCAAAGAATGGACGGTCAGACCAATTTAGTTGCCTCTACCGTTACCACGGCAGTCACAACAACAGATTCAACAATTGCTTTAAGCAACATAAATCCCCTGCCATCAGCAGGATTTGTGAAGCTAGACAACGAAATCATCAGTTATAGCTCGGTTACCTATACAGGTGGCACAGCCGGAACTCTGAACTTTTGCGGCAGGGCACAGCAAGATACCGCAGCAGCTACCCATATCGTAACAACCCCAGTTTATTGGACTCGCCCACCAGCCGTAACTGTCTGGCCCACCCCAGACAACACAACAACCTACCAGCTTGTTTACTACCGTATGCGCCGTGTTGACGATGCCGGAAGCGGTGTAAACACTATGGACGTTCCATTCCGGTTTTTACCTTGCATGGTTGCAGGGCTTGCCTATTATTTGGCGTTAAAAGTGCCCAACGGGGCACAGCGCCTAGAGATCTTAAAAATGCAGTATGACGAAGCTTGGGAACTGGCTTCAACAGAAGACCGTGAAACAGCCGCTCTGCGGTTTGTTCCTCGACAGACTTACATTTAAATGGCTAATAGGTTTGCTTCAGGTAAGAAGGCAATTGCGATCTGCGACAGATGCGGGGCGCAGTTTAAACTTGTTGACCTGAAAAAAGAGATTATTAAGACTAAGGTCTATGACCTTTTGGTCTGTAAGAGTTGCTGGGATCCAGATCAGCCACAACTCCAGTTGGGCATGTATCCTGTAGATGATCCTCAAGCTTTGAGGAATCCTCGTAGAGACACCACATATTTTGTTTCCGGACAGATGACTGACGGATACAATAGTGGCGGATCTAGGGATATTCAGTGGAATTGGAACCCTGTTGGTGGAGCAAGTTTTTTTGATGCAGTTTTAACTCCAAATTATTTGGTTGCAACTGCAAGTGTTGGTACAGTAAGCGTTTCATAGGAGTTAATCATGGCATACACAAAAGCTGCAGATGGCGTAGCCTCAAAAGGTAAAACCAAAGGTAAAAATCTTGGCGATAGCGGCCCTTCCGTTGGCATTCAGCATGGTGGAAAAGGTAGCAAAGGCGGCAAGACCAATGAAGAAATGCTGAAGCTAGGCCGTGGTCTAGCTAAAGTAGCTAATCAAAAGCGAGGCTAATATGGCAACATTTAGTAAAAAAATGATGGGCAAGGAAGTTGGTGATGCCAGCGTTTACGCTAAACCCCACACTATGTCTGGCAAGGGTGTCACCGTTGCTGAGAATCCCGGCAAAGAACCTAACCGCAGCAAGTTAGACTCGTTTGACGTAAGCGTAGGCAACATCAGTAAATCCGCTGGTAACGAGCCAACTAAGACCGATGGAATTAAAATCCGTGGCACAGGCGCAGCTACTCGTGGGATCATGGCACGAGGCCCAATGGCATGAACTACGCTGCTCTAGTGGTTGCTATCTCCGATTACACGGAGAATACTTTCCCAACTGCGGATATGAATACGTTCATTACGCAGGCAGAGCAGCGCATTTACAACACCATTCAGTTCCCTTCAATACGTAAGAACGTAACGGGTATTTTGTCAACCAACAACAAGTACCTGTCTTGCCCCAGTGACTTCCTTTCGCCTTATTCGTTAGCGGTGATTGAGGGCTACGGAACGGCTACGGAGACGTACCATTACTTGCTGAACAAGGATGTTAACTTCATTCGTGAAGCGTACCCAACCCCTGCGGATACAGCCCTGCCTAAGTACTACGCTTTGTTCGGGCCTACTACAACTGCGGGTAACCCACCTGTACCGACCAATGAGTTGTCGTTTATTCTTGGCCCAACGCCAGATGCACAGTACTACGCAGAACTACATTACTACTATTACCCTGAGTCCATTACCACCGCGTTAACTACATGGTTGGGCGACAACTTTGATTCCGTGTTGCTCTATGGGTCGTTGGTGGAAGCAATCACCTATATGAAGGGTGAGGCTGACATGGTTGCTCTTTACGATGGCAAGTACAAGGAAGCGTTAATGCTGGCTAAACGACTTGGCGATGGCCTTGAGCGTCAGGATGCGTATCGTAGTGGTCAGTATCGTCAGGCAGTCACATGATCGTCCAAACCCAGACAACTTCGTTTAAAGCAGAGGTGTACCAAGCGGTACACGACCTGTTGACGGACACCATTAAAATTGCCCTGTACACGTCAAACGCTAACCTTGATGAGACTACCACGGTATACAGCACCTCAGAAGAGGTTGTAGCGTCAGGCTATACAGCAGGTGGCGAGGTTATGACCGGGGTAGCACTTAATACTTCTGGATACACGGTCTACGTCAACTGGGCCAATGTGTCTTGGTCAACATCCGTGACAGCACGGTGTGCCTTGATTTACAATGCCAGCCAAGGAAATAAGTCCATTGCGGTGTTAGATTTTGGGTCAGATAAAACATCTACCGGTACGTTCACCATCACAATGCCAGCCAATACAGCCACTTCAGCGTTAATTCGCAGTTCTAACTAGGAGTTTGATATGTCCAACGAAAAAGCACACGGTCTAGACGCAGTAGCAAGCGCATTGACGCAAGCCAACAGCACCGGGGATTCGGCAACTGCCAAAGGTGTTTACACCATGCAGTGTCTTGACGCAGACGGTAATCTGAAGTGGGAAGCACGTTGCCCTAACCTAGTGGTAAACGAAGGTTTACAAGACATGAACGCCCAGTACTTCAAAGGCTCTGCATATACCGCTGCTTGGTATATTGGACTGTACGGCGCTGCGGCTTCTAACAGCCCTGCTGCTGGAGACACAATGGCATCTCATGCTGGTTGGACTGAAATCGTTCCTTACAGCAATGCTACACGCCCTGTGGCTACTTTCGGAACAGCTACTACAGCCAACCCATCGGTACAGACTAACTCTGCTTCTCCAGCATCGTTTACCATTAACGCCACAGCGACTGTGGGCGGTGCGTTCTTGGTTAGCAATAGCACTAAGTCTGGCACGACAGGTGTTCTGTTCTCTGCCTCTGACTTTACAGCCCCCGGAGACCGTTCGGTGGCTTCTGGCGATACCCTCAATGTCACATACACATTCAGCTTGGCTGGCTAAGGATTTAACATGGCACAGTTTAAAAAAGGCGATACCGTCCAATTAAAGGCAGTGGTTCCTCAAGGCCCTGTCATGGCTATGCGTATGGACGACGATGGCAACGTGCAGTACCTAATTGGCTGGACTGTTGATGGTGAGCCACAACAACGCTGGTTTGATGAAGCACAGCTAGAAGCGGTGTAGCCCTTCGGGGTTTGACGCATGTTTGGCTACGCCACCTTTGCTCAGGCTCCCTTTGCCGCCCTTGGGCAAGTCCCAACTACCTATGCGTCTAGCATTGAAGAGACAGCCACGGGGACGGATGTAGCAGCGGCTATACAACTTTTTGTATCTTTTCTGGCAGAAACAGCAACAGGTACAGAGACAATAAGTTCAGCGCAAACGTTTGAGACAGCGGTTACAGAAGCAGGTACAGGCTCAGAGACAGTAAGTTCAACGCAGACATTTGTTACCGGAATATCAGAGACAGGAACCGTAACCGATGTTGACTTAGTAGCCGGAAGCACGTTTACACCTAGTTTAGAAGAGTCTGCGACCGCAACAGACATTAATTCGGCAGTGCAGGTGTATGTGGCAGCCTTGACGGAAACAGGAACAATTACAGACGCGGCTTCAGCGGCACAGACGTTTATTACCGCCGTGGTAGAGGCGGCTACGGGAACACAGACAGACTCCGCAGCACAGACATTTGAGACAGCCGTTACAGAGACCGGGACAGTGACTGACGCAGATGCAGCATGGCAGGCGTTCTTTACCTCAATAACCGAGTCTGCTTCGGGGCTGGATGCGTTGGCTACATCGTTCGTGTTCTTTGGGACTGCAGCAGAAACAGCGACCGGTACGGATGCAAGTTTTGGACAGCTAGGTGCTGTGGCGTTTATAAGTGAGACCGGGGCAGTCACAGATACGACAAGTTCTTTGGCTATATTTGAGACAGCAATAACCGAAAGCCTAACGGGATCGGATGTTTTTGTAGCCACAGCGGTGTTCATTGCTGCGCTCCAAGAGGCGGCTACTGGCTCAGATTCGTTCTCAGTGCGGTTACTATGGGAAGTTATCAATGACAGCCAGACCGTAAGCTGGCAAAATATAGGTAGCGCACAGACCCCAGTGTGGAGTGTAATTAACGCCGCACAGACTACCAATTGGGTAGTCATCAATACGCAAGGATAAAAAATGGCCCTCGTACTCGCCGACCGCGTTAAAGAAACGACCACAACCACGGGTACAGGCACGCTTACATTGCTGGGAGCAGCCCTTGGGTTCCAGTCCTTTGCAGCCGTTGGCGATGGGAACACTACCTATTACACTATTTCATCCAACGGCGGGGCTGAGTTTGAAGTGGGTATTGGCACGTACACATCCTCTGGAACAACGCTGTCTCGTACTACGGTGCTGACTTCCAGCAATTCTGGTAGCTTGGTTAACCTGTCCGCAGGAACTAAAGATGTTTTTGTAACGTACCCAGCGAGCAAGTCCACTTACGAGACAGCAGGCCAAGAGATATACGCCGGAGCAGACGGCTCCATCTACCTGAACGCAATCACAATCACCAAAGACACCGCCGTACCCGCAAACTACAACGGGATGAGTGCTGGGCCTATAACCGTAGCAAGTGGAATTACGGTAACTGTTGCAACTGGAAGCGTCTGGACAGTCGTATGACCTACCCAAAATCATTATTTTTTAATACAATAGCTACATACCCGTAAGGATTTGAGATGACCACATCAGCAACCACGCTCTTAGGATTGGCCCTCCCGGTCGATGGGGAGCTATACGGCACTTGGGGCGATACAGTCAACGACTCTATTACCTCGCTACTAGACACGGCTGTAGCAGGCACGACTACACTTAGCGCGGACTCTGATGTAACTTTAAGCACCACGACCCTAGCGTCAAACCAAGCGCGGCAGGCAATTATTCTGTGGACAGCGGGGGGCACAGTCACTCGCACCATCACAGCCCCGGCCCGGTCAAAGCCCTATATCTTAATTAACAAGACATCGGGCACACAGAACATCAAGCTCGTAGGTGCTGGACCTACCACTGGGATTACCTTGGGTGCTGGCGAGAATTGCGTAGCAGCTTGGAACGGGGTTGACTTTATTAAGATTTCATCGTCAGGTGGTGCGACAGGTGGCCCCGGAAACGGTTTTGTTTACGAGAATGACATCACCGTAACGGAAGACTACACCATCACCACAGACAAGAACGCCATGAGCGCCGGACCCCTAACGATAAATGACGGCATCACAGTAACCGTACCGTCTGGCTCGGTCTGGACAATTTTGTAAGGAACAAACATGACAATCACAATTAACGGGTCAGGTACGGTTACAGGCATTATTGCTGGTGGGCTTCCTGATGCCATCATTACGCAGCCTGAACTGGCTACTGGTGTGGCTGGTACTGGCCCTGCGTTTAGTGCTTATTTAAACAGTACACAAAGTATTTCTGCGGCAACAATTACAAAAGTAACGCTTAGTTCAGAAGAGTTTGACACAAATAACAATTTTGATTCAGCCACTAACTATAGATTTACCCCAACGGTAACTGGGTATTATCAGATTAACTGCAATTGCTATTTTGCTGGAACTGCAAACCCATTGATTCTTTTTCTTTACAAAAATGGTGCGCTATATAAAGAGTTTTCTCGATTAACGGCTGGAAATGCAACGGGTTCCGGCTCTTCTACTATTTATTTTAATGGCTCTACAGATTACGTAGAGATGTATGTTTATGTTAATTCCGCCATATTAATTGGTTCTAGCGGAACTATTTATGTTTCAATGTCCGGTGCAATGGTAAGGAGCGCATGATGACACTCTACGACAAAATCAAAGCCTTGTACCCTTCCTTGGAAGACAAAGACTTCATGGACACCATCCGTCTACAAAACGACAGCGATGGCAAAGGTGACTACATTGCCAAGTGGGAACACCCCACCTATGCACGACCAACACAGGAGCAATTAAATGGGAGTTAAACTCGCAGCGGCAAGCGGTGGAAGCATCGAACTTGTCCCAACAAACACAGCTAGTAACTTTACGGTGACGGTTCCTGCGGTGACGGCAACGATGCTGACAACGGCTACGGCTGGCACTGTATTGCAGGTGGTTAATGCTACAACTTCAACAGCAGTTACAAACGCATCTGTTACTTATGCTGATACAGGTTTAACTGCTTCAATTACACCAACATCCACAACCAGCAAAATTCTTGTATTAGTAAGTCAAAATGGTGTTTACAAAAGCACTTCTGACACTTCTGCAAATTTCAAATTATTAAGAAACTCTACTGATTTATCTATATTTTGCAGATATGGTGCTGCATCAGGTTCAACTGCATTTATTGGTGTTGCTTCTGCAAGCACTAATTATTTAGATAGTCCAGCGACAACTTCATCTACAACTTACAAAACACAAATTGCATCAGATTCAGGTACTTCTCTTGCTGGTTGCCAAGTTGCTTCCGTAGTTTCTACAATTACTCTTATGGAGATTGCAGCATGAACAAGCACCAAGCAATTTACGCAACTCATCCAGACGTTAAAGTCATCCGTGGCGATGAAGCTTTTGACGCTGCTGGCAACCCTGTTCAATACAGCGAGGTTGCTGTGCAAGCCTACATGGATGCCAACGCATACAAAGAAAAACGTGCAGCAGCATACCCATCAATTGCAGACCAACTTGACCTGCTGTACCACGGCGGCATGGACACTTGGAAGGCAGCAATCACAGCGGTAAAAGAGGAGTTTCCAAAATGACCACATCAATAGGCGGCACAACAAGGTTTGGCAATGAGTAATTTTGCACCTACTGCTTTGCTCGTGATGACGCACAGGGTCACAGGGTTGAAGTATTTCTGCAAAACAGCACAACTGAATACGCTAAAGTATTACAGAGGTAGTGGGCATTACTGGAAACGTCATTTAAAAGTTCATGGCAAAGACATTGACGTAGGCGTTCTCGGTGTTTACTTTGAAGAAGCTAGATGCCTTGCTGCCGCAAAAGAATTTAGTGAACTGCATGACGTTGCAAACAACCCAGAGTGGGCCAACCTGATTGCAGAAAATGGTGTTGACGGTGCGCCATCTGGAGTTAACCACCCCATGTACGGGAAGCCAAGCCCATCTAAAGGGCAGAAGCGTCCTTGGGTTGGAAAAAGTGGTGCTGATAACCCCATGTTCGGAACAGTTTGGTCTGAGGAGCGCCGTAAACAAGCAGTCCTTTCCCGCACAGGGCGACCCTTAAACCGCCCCTTGGGAAGCAAATCAGGCATGAAAGGTAAGGTATACCCAGAGTCAGGCAAGTTAAAATTGTCGCTGGCTTTAACTGGTCGTGTTAGCCCGAATTGGGGCAAATTGGCAAGTGAAGAAACCAAGGCAAAAATGAGCGCATCACAGAAGCAATACTGGGATTCTTTGGAAACTCACCCCAATGCGGGAAAAGTTGCTTCTTTGGAAACCAGAGCAAAGATGTCGGCATCAAAACGCAGCCAAGTCCAATCGGAAGAAACTAAACTAAAACGCTCTGAATCTATCACAGCGTGGCACAAACAACGCAAGGAGTCGCTATGTCAGTCAGTGTGAATGGAACCAATGGTTTGACGTTTAACGACGCTACAACCCAGAATACAAGTGCGTTTTATGGTGGCCTAGCCATGCGCAACCGCATCATCAACGGCGCAATGGTGATAGACCAGCGTAATGCTGGGGCTAGTGTTACTCCTGCAACAGGTGCATTTTTAGTTGATAGATGGCAATATGCAGCTACCCAAGCATCTAAATTTACTGCACAGCAGACTCCAAGTGCAACTGAAACTGGATTTGCAACTCGTGTTTCGGCTGGCTTTACAAACTATCAGGCATTGACTGTTGCATCTGCTGTTTCTGTTGGCGCTGGAGATACTTTTTATTTAAAACAAACCATTGAAGGGTTTAATGTTGCAGATTTAGCATGGGGTACTGCTAACGCTAAAACTGTCACTTTGTCATTTTTGGCATATAGCTCATTAACAGGAACTTTTGGCGGCTCATTATTTAATTCTAGCGGCGCAAGAAGTTATCCATTTAGCTATTCGATACCTACGGCAAACACTTGGACGCAAATTTCTGTAACTATTGCGGGAGATACGTCAGGAACTTGGCTTACAACAAACGGTATTGGCATAGCTGTTAACTTTGGTCTGGGTTCAGGCTCAACTTTTACAACAACTGCTAACGCATGGGCGGCTGGTACTTATGTTCAACCAAACTCAACTGTTTCAGTAGTCGGCACAAGCGGAGCCACCTTCTACATCACAGGCGTACAGTTTGAAAAAGGCAGCACAGCCACATCGTTTGACTATCGGCCTTATGGGACGGAGTTGCTGCTGTGTCAGCGGTACTACCAAGAAGCGTGTTCTGTTGTTGCAACTACAAGCGCGTACATAAATCATCTTCGGTTGCCTGTATCTATGCGTATAGGGCCATCAATTGGCACGATTACATTTGATGCCGGGACAGGCGCATCATTTGGACTTGTTGGAAATACAGGGGGGGGCACTGCTGGACTTAGCTTGTATCAAGCATCTAATCATTCAGTAATTGCAACAGCCCAAAAAATCCCTCTTTCTGCGGAGTTATAAATGCTAACCTACACATTAAAAAATGGAATTGACGGAAAGCCAAATTCTGTAATTTGCTCAAACGGATGGACTGTTCCTTTTGTTGAAGGAAATACAGACTACGCCGAATACCTAAAGTGGCTTGCTGAGGGCAACACACCCCTACCTGCGGACGAATGATTGATGCAATTGCTTCTGCTCAAGTACCGTGGCCCAATACCGAGACAAAAATCGTGTTGGTGTGCCGCGTCGTACTGCCGAGCGAGAAGTATGGAGCCAATGAGTTTTTAGACAAGGACGGGAGGGTGTGCCGCTGGGTTGTGGAGGTCAAGAATGATCGACCCAATTAGCGCATTCGCCATAGCACAGGGTGCTATAAAAGGAATCCAAGCCGCAATCAAAATGGGCAAGGATGTCCAAGGCATCACGAATGACGTGATAAAGTTCTTCGACGCTAAGGAAAAGGTTGCCAAGGAAGCGGTCAAAGACCCAAAGAAGAAATACTCTTCTGACACCAGCCAAGCGATGAGCACAGTGATGCAATTGCATGAACTGAATAAAGCTGAAGAAGAACTCAAGTGGCACTTTATCAATCAGGGCCAGAGTCAGTTGTGGAGTCAGATTCTGCTTGAGCGCAACAGCATAGTGCAGCGCAGACGAACGCAAGAGATATTGGATGCTAGGGCGGCTAAAAACCGCAAGCAAGAAATAGACGAAGCCATCACGATGGGGCTTTGCATACTGGTAGCCGCTGCCATATTTTTCTTGGTGGCGTGGGGAATTATTGCAATGAAAGGCAAGCTGTGAGCGAAGGAACTTTAAACGCTAATTCAACCCTTGACAAAGTTCTTGGGTATGTAGATTCGCCGTTTAAACTTGCCGCTATCCTTGTCATGGGCGTAGTTGCTTTTGCTGGTTACTTTGTGTACACAAACCAAGACCTGCTTATTGGGGCTTACAAAGAATCCAAGAAAATACCTAGCATTGCCGAGGACAGGGTTGAAGATGCCTCTGCCCACCTGTTCAAAACCACAAACGCCACTATTGTTGCGGTGTTCAAAGTCAACCCGATGTTTGGCACTAGGGTTCTTTACCGGGCCTATGCCAAGGATGGGCGAGACAAAACCAATGACGGGCTGGATGTTGGCCTGTTCACAAACAACGCAGCCAACAATGCAGATGTTGTTAAATTGATGGCAAACGAAATCCCTTGCGGTGAGTACCGCACAGCGCAGTCTGAAATGGGTATTTGGTACATTAACAAGGGCGTTACCTATACTTGCAGAATCAGTGTTCCACCAGAGCCGGGGCGGTTTGTGGGGCAGATAACCGTGGGATGGGAAACCGAACCCGAAAACTTAGAATCAGCACGAACCATGCTGAGTATTGCTGCAACCATGCTTTCAAGGAGTAAACAATAATGGATTGGCTAAAACAAATCGCACCTACTATTGCAACCGCAATGGGTGGCCCATTTGGGTCGTTGGCTTATGGAATGGTGGCAAAAGTCATGGGTATCTCGCCCGAAGACGCACAAAAGACTATTGAATCAGGCAAGTTAACAGCAGACCAAATTGCTCAAATAAAACTTGCTGAAATTGAGTTGCAGAAACAAGCCAATGAACTTGGTCTTAACTTTGAAAAGTTGGAAGTTGAAGACCGCAAATCAGCACGGGATATGCAAGCCTCAACGAAGTCAATCGTGCCGCCTTTGCTGGCTGGTGCTGTGACTATTGGCTTTTTTAGCATCATGGTGCTGATGTTTTTTAACAAGATTGACAGCAGCAACCCTGCCATCTTGATGATGCTTGGCTCACTGGGTACTGCTTGGACGGGGATTATTTCTTACTATTTTGGCTCATCGGCAAGTTCTCAAAACAAAACAGATTTATTGTCAAAGGCAGCAAAATGACACACCTAAGTAAACACTTCACCCTTGACGAACTGACCGTCACCGACCACCGTGAGTTTGACAACAGCCCAACACAAGAAGAAATAAGCAACCTGCAACGCTTGGCGCAATTGCTGGAGCAGGTCAAGGAAACCCTTGGCGGCAAGCCTGTAATGATTAACTCTGCGTTCCGCAGTAAGCAGGTCAATGATGCAGTTGGAAGTTCTGACAAGTCGCAGCATCGTAAGGGTTGCGCGGCTGACCTCCGAGTACCGGGAGTTACCCCTGATGAGGTAGTCCGTGCAGTCATTGCTGCGGGTTTACCCTATGACCAGATCATCCGTGAATTTGACCGTTGGACGCACATCAGCATCCCCAACACAGAAGACGCAGAACCCAGAGGAGTTGCGCTTATCATCGACCGCAGCGGTACTCGACCTTTTGCCTAATTCATGGGAAAATGAGCCATGAGTTTACAAAAAATTTTGCTCAAGCCCGGTGTTAACCGAGAAGGAACCCGACTGACAACGGAAGGTGGGTACTATGAATCCGACAACATTAGGTTCCGTTTTGGTACGCCAGAGAAGATCGGGGGGTGGGCGCGTATATCTTCAGCAGTATTTGTAGGCGTATGCCGTTCTTTGTCAAACTGGGTCACGCTGGGCTTTTTAAACCTGCTTGGTGTTGGCACGAACTTAAAGTTCTACATTGAACTTGGTGGTCTCTACCGGGACATTACCCCTATCCGCGCTGAATCCACGTTGACCGACCCCTTCACAACAGTAAACCTATCCACTACCGTAACAGTAACGGACGCTGCGGGTGGTTATGTGGATGGGGACTTTGTTACGTTTTTTGGCGGCACAGCCGTGGGCGGCATCACCATCCTTGGCGAGTACCAGATTACTTTCCTAAGCGCGACTACCTACACCATTACATCTGCTACAGCAGCAACATCCTCGACTACGGGTGGCGGCACAGTCTATGCCGTGTATCAAGTTAACGTGGGCCCCGCATATTCAGTTCCATCTGTTGGTTGGGGATCAGGCGCTTGGGGTTCGGGTTCTTGGGGCTTTGGAGCTACTACCCTGCTCAATATGCGTATTTGGAACCAGAACAACTTTGGTCAAGACTTGCTTTTTGGGCCACGTAACGGGCCTCTGTACCTGTGGAATGCCAACATTGGGGTTACCCCAGTCGTTGCGACCATGACAATTGCGACCCCCTGCGTAGTCACCACAGCAGTAACACTAGCGGACAAAACAGCAATTACGTTTCAGACTGACGGGGCACTACCTACAGGGCTTGTTGTGGGCACGGTGTACTACACACGGTATGTATCAAGCACCACATTTAATCTAGCTACATCCACAACTTCAAGTGCAGCGTTATCAGGCGTAACTATTACAGGGACAGCAGGGCAATTTGGTTGTACTTCCCCAAGTTTTGGGTTGGCTATTGGGCAGTCATTAGTAATTAGCGGAACCTTGGGTGGCACAGGCTCTATTACTGGATACACCGACCCCACAACTTATTACGTTATAGCCACCAATGGCGCTACAACATTTACCCTATCCACTACTGTAGGCGGTTCCGGGGTTACAACCACGGCAGGTGCGCCAACAGGTCTTACCTACACACTATCAACAACAATTAACACGTCGGGGTCTCAGTCTGGGACACACAAAATCTCTTCGCGGGGCATTGCGCTTACTGCATTAAACGGAGCATCGAGCGTTCCGCTGACACAGGCAAACTTTATTATTTCTGATGCAAGCCGTTTTACCATTTGTTTTGGAACCAATGACTTTGGAAGCACCGAGTTTGATCCCATGCTTATCCGCTGGTCTGACCAAGAGTCGTACCTAGAGTGGGCTCCCGCAATTACAAACCAAGCTGGTAGTATTCGCCTGTCGCACGGCTCTAAGATTGTCACCGCAATACAAAGCCGCCAAGAGATCGTGGTTTGGTCTGATTCGGCAATATATTCCCTGCAGTACCTTGGACCACCCTACGTCTGGGGCACACAACTTCTTGCTGATAACGTCTCAATTGCGGGGCCTAACGCCGCTGCTATTGGCTCTGGCGCTGTTTTCTGGATGGGCATAGACAAGTTCTATAAATACGACGGTCGAGTTCAGACCATGCGCTGTGACCTGCGCCAGTACATTTACAGTGACATCAATCTGCAGCAAGCCGACCAGATTTTTGCTAACACCAACGAGGGCTTTAACGAGATTTGGTTCTTCTACTGCTCCTCAAACTCCACTACCGTAGACCGCTACGTGATCTACAACTATTTGGAAGACATCTGGATGTACGGCAATATGGCTCGCACAGCATGGCTGGATTCGGGTCTACGTACTTTTCCTATGGCGGCTACCTACTCATATAACATTGTCAACCACGAGTCGGGTGTAGATGACAATACTGGCGACACTCCTATAGCCATTGAGTCAAGCATTACAAGCTCTCAGTTTGACATCGGTGACGGGCACAACATGGCGTTTGCTTGGCGTATGCTGCCGGACTTGACCTTCCGTGGCTCTACAGATGGGACTACACCTAGCCTAATAATGCAGCTTCTGCCATTGCAGAACTCCGGCTCTGGGTACAACAACCCCTTATCGGTGGGCGGTACAAGTGCTACAGCCTCACAAGCCGTAACAGCTACGCAGACATACCCTATTGAACTAGACACTTTCACTGGGCAGGTAAACATTCGGGTGCGCGGTCGCCAGATGTCAATGAAAGTAAGTTGCAACACGCTTGGTACTCAGTGGCAGCTAGGTAGCCCACGGGTGGACATCAGACCTGACGGCAGACGATAAATGGCACAAAAGAACGTAGTCGCCCCACGTCTTCCTGCTGCGCCGGATCAGTACGATCGTGCATACCAAGATCAATTTACCACCTTGCTGCGGTTGTATTTCAACCAACTAGATAACAGCGGCCCAATTAACATCGCCACACAACGCATCGGAGCCAATATAATTGCGGCATTGAGCGCACCCCCTGTCCCCGGAACAGCCACTCCGAGCTTGCCAACTCAGGCAGATTTAGCTAACCTTCGTGTAGGCGATGTCTACTACGATACAACCGCCAGTAACGTGCTGAAAGTAAAAGTATGAGCCTACAGAATCTAGCAACCCAAATGGCGGCGCAAGGCCGTGGTCCAGACCGTACGCTTGTACATATGTCCCCCAAAGAAGTGCAGGGGCTTCAAGCGCTTGCTATGGCACACGGCGGCTCTTTGACAATCAACCCACAAACAGGACTCCCTGAAGCAGGGTTCTTGGAAAGCATCCTACCCGCAGTCGCAGGATTCGCACTTAATGCTTTTGCTCCCGGAGTTGGTACTGCTGTTGGCGGCTTGTTTGGTCTTGGTGAAGCGGCTGGCACAGCCCTTACCGTTGGTGGAATTTCTGGATTAGCTTCTGGTAGCCTTGAGAAGGGCATCATGGCTGGTATGGGTGCTTATGGTGGCGCTGGTTTGGGTCAAAGCTTGGGAGACATGGGCAGCGGTGTAAACGCTCGCGCAGCAAATGCTGCATTTGACACAACTATGCCAAACCTAACGGATACAGAGCGTGTCGCAGCTATTCAAGCAGCATCTAAACCTGATATTGGTACAGGCTTTAGCGCAGCAGCAAAAGCGCCTATGGACTTCCTTAAAGACAACAAGATGAATCTTGCATTGCTTGCAGCACCAATGTTAATGGACTCATTTGGCAATAAAGATTCTGGACCAGAAGCCAACCCTTCTCCGGGATATATTCGCACAATGAAGCGTGATCCTGTTACAGGACGTATATATCAGGAAAGCGCAATACCAACAGGAGAGTTTGGTAACCAATCAGTTGGTACATATGGTGGAGTACCTTCGCGGAGTATGGCTGAAGGTGGCGCTGTTGATGAGAACGCTCAAGTAGCTTACGACACACGTACAGACTCACAAAAATCATTTGATTACCTCATGGGTAAACCCGGATCAACCAATCCAATGTTGTTTAAAAAGTTTGCAACAGGTGCAATACGGCCTGCAGACATGCTTACCAGAACAGGCGGTCGCTATGTACTAGACGCAGCTACAAACACCTATGTGTGGGCTCCCGATGCTGGCGCTGCTGGTACTGCTGGTACTGCTGGTACTGCAGGTACTGCAGGTTTGGCTAGTTTGCAAGAACGCCTTGGCGGTGGTAAAGGTGACAGAGACCCCCAAGAACAAGCACGTATTGATGCTTTTATGGATGCAGAAGACGATAAAGATATAGCAGAGGGCAACCCAGTTGGTACAACTCGTGGAGCGCGTATTAAAGACGATTTATCGTTCCTTAGTTTTCTAAACCCGCTTAATATGGTTAATTCAGTTGTTGATGTCTTTCAAGGCAAAAACCCAGTAACCGGTGGCTGGAATACAGGCTATAACGAAGGAACACTGGGAACAGGGGTTTCTACGCAATCTCAAGATGCGGCAACCAATGCAGAGGTAGAGAGCCAAGCGCAGGCTAACGCCGCCAATACTTTAGATGTAAATGACGCAGCCGTAAATGCTGCTGCTAATGCTGCACAGGCACAGGCCAACGCTATTGCTGAGGGTAATAAAGGCGAGAACCAAGGCGGTTCTTACGGGGTAACTGATGGCGGTTATGGTATGACACCAGACGGCGGCATCGACGGTAGTATGTTTAGCAAAGGCGGTATTGCTGCCTTGGCTGGCGGCGGTTTAGGTTCTCTTGGCGGTTACTCTGATGGCGGTCAACTGCTTCGTGGCCCCGGAGACGGTGTATCCGATAGCATCCCAGCTAGAATTGGACGCAAGCAGCCAGCACGACTTGCTGATGGTGAGTTTGTAGTCCCAGCCAGAATTGTTTCAGAACTGGGCAATGGTTCTACAGAGGCAGGAGCTAGACAGCTTTACAAGATGCTTGACCGCATTCAAGCAGGGCGGAAAAAGACAGTAGGCAAAAACAAAACGGCGGTGAACAGCAAGTCTACCCGCTATCTTCCAGCATAAGGGGCAATCATGGCAGACCAAACAGTACAGTATCAAACGGGCTTTGCCCCTCAAATTGCTCCTTACGCAGAGACGCTTTTAGGTACAGCGCAGCAAGCCGTATCTACTCCATATCAAAGTTACGCGGATTGGGCGCAGTCACAGGGCCTCACTGGAGATCAGATTGCAGGCTTTACCGACCTTCAGAAGCAAGCGTTTACACAAGCAGGCGGAATGGAGCAAGATCCCAACTCTTTGGCTGCTGCTCAGGGTTTAAAGAGCCTTTCTGGTCAACAGTTTGGTCAGCAGCAAGCTGATCAATACATGAGTCCGTATATCCAAAGCGTGATTCAGAACCAACAGCGTGATGCTGCAAGGATGTCTGCCATTCAAGGAACCCAACAGCAAGCCCAAGCAGCACAGTCTGGCGCTTTTGGCGGTTCCCGTGACGCAATCATGCGAGCAGAGCGTGAGCGTAACTTAGGGATTCAGCAAGGTGACATCCAAGCAGCAGGCTTACAGAATGCTTACACCAATGCCCAGAATCAGTTTAACGCAGACACAAGCCGTGGGCTACAAGGTTATGCCGCATTAGGTTCTCAAGGTCAAAACCTGTACGGTCAGACCACAGGCAACCTAAACCTGCAGAACGCACTTGGAACCCAGCAACAGCAGCAAGTTCAAAATCTACTTAACATTGGAACTCAAAACTACAACGCAGAGCAGAACTACCCATACAAGCAAATCGGCTTTATGTCTGACATTGTTCGTGGTTTACCAACCTCACAGCTTGGATCTACCATGTACCAAGCTCCGCCTTCAATGTTGACCCAAGTCGCCGGTGCAGGCATTGCTGCCAAACAAGCTGGTTTGTTTAAACATGGCGGACAAGTTCGTGCTGGTCTTGCGGATCTTGCTATAAGCAGAATGTAAACTATGATCAATGTAACTCAAATCACACGTAAGCTCTCCAGACTCCCCGATGGGGAGTTAAAAAATTTTGCAGAAATGCATAAGCAGGATCCTTACACGTTCGCACTGGCAATCTCTGAGTCTATCCGCAGGAAAGACACAAGGTCTGCACCTCGCCCAGAGGAACAACAACCTACAGTGGCTGATCAGCAGCTTTCTGCAATGACTGAACTACCAGAAGATGTGGGTATTGCTGCTTTGCCAGTGGACATGAATATGGCTTCCGGTGGCATTGTTGCCTTTGATAAAGGTGGCGATGTTTACAGCAACGAAGGACGCAACTCAAAAACTGCGTACCGTGAATATGCATTGGCAAAAGCTAAGGAAAACGGGGTAGATCCAGTCCTAGTTGACTCTATCTTTAACATTGAGTCTGGCTACAGGGCTGACGCTCAATCTCCAACAGGCCCACAGGGTATCGGTCAGCTTACCAAAGCCACCGGTAAAGCCTACGGTGTAAACCCAGAAGACCGCAAAGACCCGTACAAAAACATCGACGCTTCCATTGCGTTTATGGCTGATTTAAACAAGAAGTACGCCGGAGATCCAGCTAAAATTGCTGTAGCCTACAACCAAGGCGAGACAGTCTTAAACAAGCATTTACGTGCAAACAAGGGTGAATTGAATGCATCAGCTTTGCCAACCGAAGCTCAGGGTTACCTGAAGAAGCTTCAGAAGTTTGCGTTTAAACTTGCACCCGGATCTACAGCACAAGCCGAATCTTTACCTGCAGCACAAACAGCTTCTGCGGTTAATGCACAATCATCTCAACCTAGAGTTGTTGACGGCTATGAAGTTGATGAGTTTGGAATCCCCGGTCGCAGAGCCGATGCTCCCAGAGTTCAGGCTCCAGAACCTGTAGATCAACGATCTATCTTTGAAAAAGGCGCAGACTACGCTGGTATCCCGCAAGAGTTTCAGCGTAACTTCTCCAACACACTAAACGCCTTTGGTGGTGGTTTTGGTGGTGCTCCTCGTATGGCACGAGGAATTCAAAGTGGTGCTAAGGCGCTTGAGGAGGCTGTACAAGCCACCCCTGAAGCCGTGGCTGCTGCCGCTGCTGCCGCACAAAAAATAGCCAATACTCGTATTGCCAAACCTGTAGCGCAAGGCATTGAAAACCTTACTCAGGAAGCTCAAGCACTCCGTGCCGCTGCAGAAAACACTCGACTGGCTCGCGCTTTGAAGGGTGACACAGATGCTGCTAGAGCAGCCCAAAAATCTGTTGATCAATCCAATGAGACAGCAAGGGTTCTTAGGCAGCAGGCTGAAGCAGCCGACTTAGCCAAAGCAGCCCAAGTCAACAGAGTGAATCAAGCCGTTAATGTTCCAAGAATAGCTTCTGGTTTAAACGCTGCTGGTGCTCAAACCGAGCGCAGCGCATTTGCAGCAACTGATCCTCGCCGGACAGATGCCAAGCAAGTTGAAGCTTTAAACACTCCTGCGGCTCAGTCTTCTACAGAAGATATGCCTAGAGAGATACAAAGTCTTGAGAACAGATACCCCCTTAAAAAGGAAGATCTAACCAAGAAGGATGAAAAAGAAATTATTGCTGAGGCTAAGGCGTTCTCTCCAGAGCTTAAATCTAGAGGCTTTACCAACGATGATTGGCTGCAGTTTGGTCTAGCTTTGATGGCTGGTAAATCTCAGTACGCCTTTGAGAATATTGGTAATGCAGGTCTGTCTGCCGTGGCTGGTAAGAAGGAGCGCGAGAAAGAAGAACGCGCTGTGCTTTCCAAGATGATGGATAAGACCGATATGACCAAGGTCATCGAAAGGTTGATGAGGGATGATCCAAAGCTGTCTTACAGACAAGCCTATGAGATCTTCCAGCAAGGTAAAACCAATGCAGATCTTATTGCTCGTGGTCTGGATATCAAGGGAGAGTCTGCTGGTACTGACAGGGCAGCAAAAATTGCACAAGGTATGGCAAAGTTGGATGAGTCTTATCCTCCAATTCTCAGGAACTCTAATTCCCCAACTGGGAAGAAGATGGCTGCTGACTATGCAGCCGCAGTTGCCGCACTTCAAAGCCAATACCCCGCTGGCCCTACTGCTACCACAGTTGCTCCCGCCGCGAGTACAATGCCAGCATTGCCCGGAGCTAAAATTGTTGGATCACGACCAGCCTAAAACGTTATGCGTATTTATTCCCTTCAAGCACCTGATGGAAACATTTATGATTTACAGGCCCCGGAGGGAGCGTCAGAGCAGCAATTAACTGCAACGTTATATTCTTTAAAGCCTGAAGCGGCCCAGCCGTTTGTCAAAGAATCAGGTGTAATTGCTCAAGGGAAAAAGGGTATTGAACAGCTTGTTTCAGGCATCCAAACCACTGGAGATGTAGCTTTTGGTGATAAAAATGAAGCTGCTCGTAATGCCTTAGCTAGACAAGCCGAATTTGATAGAAAATACGAGCAAAGCCCCAGCTTAGAAAGAACAGCAGAAGCGTTTAAACAAAAAGGCTTCTTTTCTGGTCTGGGTCAACTTGCCTCAGATGCACCTGAAGTTATAGCTGCTCAAATACCTCAGTTTGGACTATCGTATGCTGGAGGAAGAACCGGAGCGGCAGCGGGGTCTAAATTAGGCTCTGTGTTAGGCGGTCGTGGTAGAGCTATCGGCGCTATTTTAGGTGGCGTTGCTGGAACCGTAGGTGCTAGTTACCCCGGTCAACTTGCTGGAAACGTTGAAACTCAAGCTGAAGAGCAAGTTAGTACAGGTAAACCAATTGATATCAATGTTCCAGCCGCAGCCGGGGCAGCGGTTCCTCAAGCAGCTTTAGATGCTGTTGCTAATTTGCCATTTTTTGGGCGTGGCATCTTTGGAAAAATGCTTGGAATTCCTGAAGCTGCCTTAGTAAGAGGTAGTGCTGAATCTGTTGAAAGACTAGCCAAGGAAAGCCTTGCAGCCACCATAACCAAAGGTACAACAATAGGTTTTGCTGCCGAGTTCCCAACTGAAATTATTCAGCAGGCTATACAGCGTTACCAAGCAGGCAAACCCCTTACAGGCCCAGAGGCTTACAAGGAATATGGCGAAATAGCGTATCAAACCGCTCTCTTGTCACCGCTTGGCACTGCCGGGCGCGCCTTAGACAAACGAGGAGCCAAGGCACAGGTACAGCAAAAAGCATATGAAGAGCAGCAAATCGCTGACGCGGAGGCTCAAAAGGCCGCTCAACAGGTAGCACCTGTACAGCCTCAAGATATTGCAGGACGGTATCAGGCTGCAGAGAAGCGTAAGGCTGAACTCAAGGGACAGATCCGTAAGGTTGAAGAAGGATCCGTAACCGAGACCGCTGACCGTTTATACAACAAGGAACTTGAAGAGCAGATCAAGGCAATGGCTCCAGAGTTGGAGCAATTAGCTACTGAGTACAACCAATTCCAGAAGACTGCTCCAGCCCCAGAAGCTGCTGCCCCAGAAGTTACTGAAGCTGCCCCAGAAGAGAGTAAACCTACTAGGGCTTTGACCGTTGGCGACTCTTTGGATAGCCCATTGGGTCGGTTTACCAAAGAAGAACTAACTAGCCGCTCACCTAAGATTGCAGCCTACGTTGACATGCAGCGTAAGAAGATGGGTAAGCCCGGTTTAAACGACTACTCCATCGAAGACATCCGGGATGCTATGCCCGGACAACTGCCAGAAGCTGAGAAGGCTGATTTAAACAGTCTCATCGCAGCTAAGACCGGGTACACCGGTGAAGTAATCTACAAGCCAGAAGATGTTGTAAACATCGCCAAGCAAAAGAACATCAACACCGACGCGGTCGGGTTTAAATACTTCCTGCAGCGGGCAACAGGAGACAATGATCTCTCCAGCATGTCCCAGCCGCAGCTTCATTCTGCGTTTAAATCGCTGTCTGAACTGCCAAAGTACGAAGAAACACAGAACCTGCCTGAGAAGAGCAGTGTTACCCACTACAGCCCTGATCAGTATCGAAAGGCAGTAGACAAGATTAAGTCTCTTACCACCGACGGCATTCTTCCTAGCGCCAAGGCACAGGAAGTAGCTAAACAGGCAAGCGGATTAAAGCGTGACTCAGATGTCCAGTACATGCTGCAGTCCGCCTACCGTAACGGTGACCTAGACTTAGACTCTAATGGCAACTTCATTAGGGTTAACCCTGTACCTCAGTCTGAGTTCAGAATTGAGGAAGGTTTTGAACCAGCGGAACCTACTGGCTTCAATGTCATGCGTGGCGATAAAGTTTTGTTCTCTACCCAGAACGAAGCAGAGGCTAAGGCCAAGGCCAAAACGCTTGGTGACTCAGCGGCCCCGACAATCAGTCAGGTAGACAAGTCCATCGGCAATGAACAGAAGACGCTCAGTGCGAGCCAGCGTTCGTTGGATGCTATGGAAGCCAATGGGCTATTTGGAACCCCTGAGTACAACAAGGCATCTGCCAAGCACACCGCTATGGTCGAAGAGTCAGCCAAGAAGGTTGGTGAGTTAAACAAGACAAAGGAATACCTCCAGCAGGAAGTTACGGTCAAGGCTGGCAAGAAGGCGGCAAACGTCAAGGCTTTCACCACGAAGGAAAAGGGCGTAAGCGAGAAGTCCTTTGCCACCCGTGAAGAAGCTCTTAAACACGCCATAGAGAACCACACTGTTGCCCGTCTAAACGAGATTGCAGCAGAGACCAAGTCTCCCGGCCTAAAAGCCCGCATCAGCAAGGAATTGGAACGCAGGAAGGGCACTAAGCCTTTCTTGGCTGCAGAAAAACCGACAGAAAAACTTACTGAGAAGCCTGCCGAAGAACCCTTGGTAACTGCCCAGAAGGAGTCCATCAAGTCCAACCTTCTACCAATGTTGAAGAAGTTTGGTTTGGGTGATGTAGCCTTGCAGATTGAAGCGGGAATGAAGGAAGAAGGCTCTTACACCGCCAGCACTATCAAGGTAGCCCTTGACGCTAACAACCCAATTAGGGTCTTACGCCATGAGTCCATACACGGTTTAAAAGACTTAGGCTTCTTTACCGACGGTCAGTGGAAGGTTCTGGAGAACCAAGCTGACAAGGTATGGATTGACAAGTACCTCAAAGAGCGCAACATCGATGGTCGTCCTCTAGAGGCTGGGCAACAGTCCCGCTACGAGGCGTATGTAGACCTGTACAAAGGTGATATGCAGGCTGTCCGTGAGGAAGCCATTGCTGATGCTTTTGGTGACTTTGATTTAAACGGTTCACCCAAAGGGGTGTTTACCACCCTGCTGAACAAAATGCGTCAGTTCTTTGAGGCTCTGCGTAATTCGTTTAACGGTGCAGGCTACACAACATCCAATGATGTATTCGGCAAGGTTGAGCGTGGAGAGCTTTCTGCCGGAAAAAAAGCTGGAACAGCAGAAAAAGTAAGCGTTAGAAACACCAACAAAGGCTTGCTCAATCCCAATATATCTCCAAAGTACGAGAAGATTATCAACGACGTGGCTAATGAGATGGAGTTAACTCCAGAAGAATTTGCGTCCACATCTCTGATTAACCAAACCGGAAAAGCTGGAGTTGATCAGTTTGAATCTAACAAAATTGGCGGGTTGCCTGAAGTTGTTCAATTCTTGCAAGATCAACGCAGGAAATCTGGCTTGCCTTTGCTTGATTTAGAAAAGCCAGCCGACAGGAAAATTGTTGCCAAGCTCATGGCTACTGAAGCAATGGCTGCAATCCGTTCCGGTGGTGCAAACCTTGAGTGGTATGACTCCACCATCAATAAGACATTGGCGATGGCTGGCCTTAAATACCCAGAACTCAACACTGACATCAACGCTAGGACGGCTTTTAAGATTTCGACTGCGATTACATCTCAAGGTTTAAACGTAGAAGATAACCTTAAATTTGCAATGAAGGTCTACGACCAGTTTAGACTAAATGGTAAGTTCCCAGAGATTGGTCAAGGCGCAGATCAAGGAGCAATGACTAGCAATTTCAAATTGGCTAACTACCTGATGGATGACATGGGGCCAAACCTTATGCGCCAGTTCTTGGAAACAGAATTTACTGTTGAAGAGATGCGTAGCGCAGGGTTTAATGTCGCAGGAGAACTTGGAGATGAGAAAGTTCTTGGCTCCTCTGTGTTTGGGCCAAAAATTGGCTTTGGCTTTTATTCCAATTTAAACGGCAACTTTGATCCAGTGACAATGGATATGTGGTTTATGCGAACCATAGGTAGGCTGACCGGAAAACTCAAATCGTTTAGACAAGATTTGTACGATGCCCAGCTTGATAAATTTAAAAACGAATTGGACACCGAAGGCAGCAACGGTGTATTTGCTAATCAGTTTGATCAGAATGAAATTGATTTGGCTAAGGTAGATGACAAAGCCGCAGAAAATTTGGCTCGTAAGGTTAAGATTGCACACGATCGTGATTACAAGATTAACCGTGCTGCTTATGATGATGGCACAAGAGAGAAGTCTAAGTTAGTTGCCGCATCAGAAATAATGATTAAGTCATTAGATTCTCCTAAAGATGCCCCGTCCAACGGATCAGAGCGTAGAAACTTGCGTGACGTTGTTAAGCAAATGGCTGATATTGTTGAAGAGAAATACGGCAAGCGTGTTCCCCCCGCTTCATTGCAGGCGGCAATTTGGTATCCAGAGCAGGAACTGTACAAGTCTATGGGCGTAAAGCTCAGGGTTACAAGTCAGAACTATGCTGGAGCTATCGAGAAAATCTTAACAGGAGAAGGATATGGAGAGTCAGACCTTAGCGCAGCAGCCAAACTTGGATCAAGAACGACACAACAACTGGCTAAGTCAGCAGTCGCCAAGGGAACTCAAGCAACTGGCGCAGAACCTGTCAGACTTGGCCCACTCCAAGCTGAAGAAAAAGAAGCCCTCCTCTACCGTGGACGAAAACGAGTAGTCCTTGAAGAGGAAAAAGAGACACCCAAGCGTAAGCGGGTGATCTTTGAAGTTGCCCCTGATCCTAACAACAAAGCTCTAACAGCCAAATGGAAATCATTGTCTAACGATGAGCGTGTAGAAATCAGCGAAAAAATTGGCAACTCTATTATTAAGAACGCCCTTAATAAATTTGGCTTGAAGGGCTATGTTGACACCCAAATTGGTAGCTATTTGGATGACACAAATCCGTCCTTTGCGCTTTATTTAGAATCAGGCGACTCTGTTGCAATGGCTAATTTCTTGGGCTATGCTTTGTCCCAAGATTCCATGATGGTAGTATCTCCCAAGGAAGCTAAAGGTCTTGAGAAGACTGGCGCTGTGCGTATAAAAATTGGTGATGCGTCAGCAAAAGATGTTGACAAGATTTACCAACAGCTTAGAGAGATTGAAGTTGACGGTGAAAAACCTGTTGGCGGACAGTCTTACATGAATGGGCATATGGTAGTATTGAACTACTCCAATGTTCCAACAAATCAACTTGCTTCCTTGATTGAAAGCAAGTTAGGCGGTGACTACGAAATAATAACCGAGGATGTTTACACGGCATTCCCAGAGAAAAAGGACTATGACTATGCCAATTCGTCAAGCGACCCCAGAGGAAACTCAGGCGTTCTACGCCAAGCCAGTCGTAATCTTCGGTCAGAAGCGACCAGACTCCTCCAAAAAGAACTTACCGGAAAACAAAAAAGCGTTGCAACCAGCCCAGCAGCAAAAGCAGCAGGGAATTTAAAAAATGTAGTTACTGACAAGACTCTGATTGAAGCACAAACAGAACTTAACCAGTATGACGAAAACCTGTTCAACGAGCAAGTTACCCCTGCTCAACGCAGTCGTGCAAATAAAGCTTTAGCTCCTTACATAAGTCTAGCGGAACAAGAGAAGCCAGCGTTTGATGCAATGGTAGAACGCATTGGCAACGATGTTGGTATACAGGTAAGACCCGATCCAATTAAAAACATAGTCAGAGCGGCAGAGAAACTTGTTCTCGAAACAGAGAACGGAACAAAGAACCCTGATGCTTCTTTAATTTTGGATTTGCTTCGCACCACTATTGTTGTTAACAACGAAGCGGAGATACCAAACGCGATTAAACAGATAAAAAAATCTTTTGATGTTGTTCGTGTAAAAGACAGGTTTAAAAATCCTGCCTTAACAGGCTATAGAGATTTTCTAGTCAACGTTAAATTGCCTAGTGGATTGATAGCAGAGATACAGGTAAACATTCCCGCGATGATTGGCTCAAAGAGTACAGGGCATAAGCTGTACCGCATGTCTCGCAATATGGAGCAAGGATCTTCTAAGCGGACGTATTTGGAAGGTCTGTCTAGAAGGCTTTACAACGAAGCGTATCGTTTTTCCCAAAATGACATATCTTCCGCATCTGCGCGGGATGCGTTGTTACGGAAAACGTCTGAAGGAAAAGATCTATTTGGCTCTTCTGCAAAGACAACAGAACCGTCTTCAAGTTTAAGAACAGGCGTTGCATCTACAGCCCAAACTGTTGCGCCTTTTGGTACATCAAACATAACATCTCCTACCAAAAATGGTAGTATAACAAAAGCAAGCCTCCGTACATCAGCAAAAGAATCTTTTGCAAGCAAGCCAACCGTATTGTCTGATGACATGAAGGCTCAACTGCGTGATGCTTGGATGAATGATTCAAGCGTTAGCATTCCGGTTGACATGATTTCTATCCCGAAGTCTGTGCTTGATGGAGTGCTTGAGAACTTTGATAAATCTAGATACTCAAAGTCAGACGGCCCAATAGATGTTTGGTTGCAATCTGACGGTCATCTGCTTGTTGCAGACGGAAACCATAGGTATGTGAAAGCTGTTTTAGATGGTAAAAAAGAAGTTGAGGTAAGCCTTCTTGGAGAAGGTTACTCAGACAACTACACCGAGGTCACGGACAAAAACGGTGTTAGTGCTTCTCCATCCAAAGAAAAAGCAAGTCTCCGTACTAACGTAACAGAAGACATCAAGAACATGCCCAATGGGGCAGCTATCTTTGCAGCTATTAACCGCACCACACAGACTCGCCAAGAGGTTGGATTCATTGAGCGTCTTACAGAGGCTTTGGCCCCTGAGTCTTTCAGCTACCTGCGCC